CATTCTCATCGGCTTGAAGCTGGCCGAGCATTGCCCTTGCGGAGCAACATTAGCACCACTGCCGCGCAATGGGCCGAGATGGTCGAACTGTCCTGACTGTGGCGGGAGCGGCTTTAGACCTATTGGGGGAAACGATGAACCTAGCTAGTAGGATTGCTGGATCTCTTGGGGTTGTCGTGCGCGGTGAAGGTGGCGGAATGCCACGAGCCCTATCTGGGCACCTTGGCGATCGAGCCCCTCGGGATACCGGCACATCCGACTTGATGCTCACGTATCAATACCACTCGTGGGTGTATAGTGCCATCAAGGCCATTGCCCGGTCGTGTTCGTCTGTTCCTTTCATCGTTGTGAGGCGAAAGAGTTCAGACCGCAACAGATCAAGGCCAATCCGTGACTTCGCGATGAAGTACAGAACGCGAATGGGATGGAACGAGATCCTGAGCTGGAAAGAAGTGATGGATGCGTACATCAAGGAAGAGAACGTAGAAGTATGTGACGACCACGAGGTTCTGAGAGTCCTTGAGCATCCGATGCCTGATGCCGACAAATCCAGGACTGAATTGATACAGGCGATCGTCACGAACCTTGAGCTGGACGGGAACGCATACGTCGAGAAGATCTGGAGCGACGGGGACAGAGATAAGATCCCTGACAAACTATGGGCTGAGATCGATCCTCGCAAGATCTACGTCATCCCTGGAAGGGGAGTTGTTTATGGTGGATTCATGTACGTTGGGTCTGAGGTTAAGTATTTCCTGCCTGACGACATGTTGGCCTTCCGCTATTACAACCCGTTGAATCCGTACTACGGTCAGTCACCTACGCGAGTGCTGCGCTCCGCAATCATCGGAGACATTCGTGCAGTCGACTGGAACCGTATGTTCTTCGAGAACGATGCGACCCCCGGAGGGCTTCTCAGCTCCAAGGAACGGTTGACCCCGAGTGACATTAGGCTTATGGAGGACTCTTGGAACGGAAGGCATCGAGGCTCCGGCAGAGAGCATGGTATCGGTGTCATCGGTCAAGGCACTACGTTCCAGGCTCTATCTCCTGGACATAAAGACATGGGGTTCAAGGACCTCAGAGAGTTGACTCAGCAGGAAGTCCAGGCAACATACGGAGTTCCCTCTGTTGTTCTTGGAAACTACAAAGATGCGAATCGGGCATCTGCTATGACGCAAGCCCGGCTATTCACAACCAACACGGTGCTGCCGCGATTGGCGAAAATGGAAGGTGTGTTCGACCGCCACTTCTTCGGAATCGACGGCGAATATAAATTGATGTTCGACCTGTCCACCATCGAAGCCTTGCAAGAGGACATTCTTGTCCGGGCGCGAGCTGGGCACTACCTCAAAGACCAGCGTTGGACGGTCAATGAGATTCGTAAGTTCAACAAGCTACCTCCCATCGTGGGAGAGCTTGCCAACGCTGTTCTTGTTCCGAGCAACATGATTGTTGCAGGAGTTATCGAAGGAACACCAATGCCAGTAGTACCAGATGCACCGGAGGTGGAAGACGAATGAAACGAGTATTAGTAGCTCTACTTATGACTGCCCTGATCTCGATTGGGGCAATGGCTGCTCTCGACACAGATGATTATGTCGGGGGTGTGTATTTCCTCAACCTAGACCAAGCGGTTTTGGTTGGAGTAACGTCGACTGGACTGTTTGACATGATTGGAGGGGCCAGGTTCGATAACACGACCCTTGCGACCACTCTAACGATCACGGAGACAAACATCGCGCTTGTTGGTGTGACATCGTTCACTGGCGCATCATCGTTTTTTGGAGGCACGACAGTCATTGGGTTCGATGTCGGCGCTGCGATGACGTTTACGACAACTGATGCGACAGGCGATCTTGCTATCACTCATGCAGGAACGGCCCCTGACATTACATGGACAGCAGATTCGTTCGACATCGTAGGGCCTATTGCCCTCGACGCTGTCACGGCGACTGGGCTTGATGGTCCTGTCGGTGCTGTAACTCCTGCTGCCGGAACATTTACTGACCTCAAGGGCAACTCTCTTGTGATCGATGACGGTGGCGACGATCTTACCATCGACTCAGACAATCAGACTGACGCATCTGCTGCAGCGACGGTCCCGGACTTTACAGACACTACGGCTGACTTCCTGATGACCAACCTCTTCACCGTGATCCTTCCTTTCAACGGTGGGCTTGCTGGCGAAGACACTGACGCTGCTGGTACAAACGGTGGCGGAATGGTTGGCTCGACAGTCGATGTGACGACTCATGACTTCAATGATAGCGGCGGAGCTGCTGACGACGTTCTGTGCAAGGTCTACGATTTCACGTCTACTACGTGGGACGACCTTAGCACGTCTGCTACGCTTTCTGCTGGTGCGGACTGGACGGCAAACTATCAGTTGCTCCCTGATGCTGATGCAGAAGAGGCTGGAGATGCCTTTGCTGTCGGATTCGATGAGCAGTTCTGCGAGATCGTCTTTAACGACCTTGCAACTGGCACCGGAGCTCTCGCAACGTGGGGTGGCGACGGCGCTAAGTATCAATACTCTACTGGCGCTGCAACATGGTCTGACCTGACCGTCTGGGATGCCACTGACACTACTGCTAATGACGGCCTTCGATCTCTACAGCAGGCTGGCGCGATTACGTTCGCACCGCCTTCTGACTGGGTCGTAGCCACCTATGACGGCGAAGAAGCCTACTGGGTTAAGTATGTAATTACTGCCGCTCAGTTGACGCAGACGGCTCTCATTGATAGCACAAACAAAGACGAACCGATTGTCGGTATTCCGACTACGGATTCCTTCCAGGCTCCCTACAAGATGGAGATCGTTGACGTTCGTGTGACCGACATGGGCGATACTGTCCACAATCAGAATATCAAGTTCGTTGTCGGGAACTTTACCGATGGCGTTTTCTCAGCAGAACTTACCTGGCCTGCATCGCAGTTCAACGACAAGTTCGCACTGGCCTCTGCGATTGCAGCGGACCCTGACGACATCATTGGAATTATGGTCACGGACGATGGCGGTTCGACAGTAAACCCAGTTTGGGCTGTTGAGTTCGAAGTCACATACGAGGATTAGGCTAATGACATGTCCTAAATGCGGCAAAGATATTGGAACGAGGTCGAGCTGTCCTGTTTGTGACAGCACCCGATCCTCTGGCGATCCAACCCGTAAGGGGGTGGTCAAGAAATGAGCAATCTCCATACAACCATGACTGAGGTTCAGATTGCCGGGCAGGACGCGAACCAGCTCCTATCCGCAGGGGACCTACGTGATGCGCTTCAGGCGAAAGAGGTTGCTGCTATCTACAAGTACGGCAATGCCTCTCAGAGCCGTGGAGGAGAGGTCAAGGAAGTTCACACAATGGACGGAGACTTCCTGTCTGGTACGCGACCAGTTGGTCAATGCGTGATCACGTCGTCTGTAATCGATCGAGATGAAGACATTGTGTTCTCGAACGGGATGATCATAACTGAAGGGTACAAGAACAGCCCTGTGGTTCTCCCGATGCACCTCTACCGGGAGTTCCCGATCGGCTTCACCAAGAGGCTCACGCAGTATGAGAAGCACGTCGCTGCTGTGTGGGAGTTCCTGACCGACCAGCCTGCTACGATGGCGGCTGATTATTACCAGCTCTGGAAGAATCATGTCCTCAACGCTGTATCGGTAGGATTCGTTCCGAAAGACTGGAACTGGTCCGAGGATCGGTGGGGAATCGATTTTGTGACCTGGGAGCTGCTTGAACACAGCATCGTTACGATTCCGGCAAACCCGGATGCAGAGCGGAGCATTGGAGCGAAACAGTATGTCAAGCTCATTGGAGAGAAGCTGCTTGAGAAGTCACCGATTGTTCGGAGATCTCTTGAGATAGCTTTGGCCAATGGGTCTACTATCAGTGTGAAATTGCCAGAATCTATGAAGACTGCCTCTGAACCTGAAGTGAACGCTGATGTGGTGGAAGAAGTCGAGGCTGAACCAGTGGTCGAAGATGTTGATAAAGCAACACCTGAGCCCGTAGCTGAGGCTGGCGAAGCCGGAGAGGCTTCAGAAGACAGCGGAAAAGAGAAGACAACTATCCCTAGCGATGTGCTTTCGGGAATTCTTAGTGCCTACGAGACGAGCGCGACAGACAAAGCAGAAACAGTCGACGCGCTGAAAGGCCTGATAAAGGTCGTCGAAGAGGAACGAGACTTCTACAAAGAGAAGCTGGCGGAGTTGTCAATCTCAATCATCGAAGGAAATACGGAGGTGGGATGAATGGATCTCAAAGATCTTACCCAAGAGCAACTCACTGAACTTATGAACACGGGAAAAGGTATTTTGGAGTCCCGTGCAAAAGTTCTCAGTGACGGAGTAGTGGCCGTTGAAACCCTTCCGGCACCGGAAGGTTTGAAAGCGGCGAGTCAGATCGAAGCGATTGACAAGGACGAGGCTCTCATTAGAGATAATGAGCGGGTTGTCCGAGCCAATTCCAAGATCAAACAAGATGAGTTGAAGGAATTCAGCATTGCCCGAGCAGCGAATTTCGTGCTCACCGGCAATCGTAAGGGTCAGGAACTCGAAGCTGACTGGATCAAGGATCGCGATAGCTTTGCTCCGTCGACTGAGAAGTCCCTGCAGGAACTCGGCACTGACATTGCCGGTGGTTTCTTGGTGCCTTCTGTCGTCGTGAACGACCTGATCGAGATGCTGCAAGCTGAGACGATCGTTCGACGTTCAGGCGCTCGCATCCTCGACAACGCACCGAAATCGATCTCAGTCCCGAAGAAGACTGGGAACAGCACCGCTTACTGGGTAGGCGACACGCTTAGCTCTGACATCACTGATTCGTCCGTGACGTTCGGAGACCTGAGCTTGACGCTTCGCAACCTGGCCGCTGCTGTGCCGATCACGCGGAACTTGATCAAATATGCAATGCAGTCTGTTGAGGGGATCGTCCGAGAAGACATCGTCGGACAGATGGCGTTGTCCGAAGACCTGGCATTCATGCAGGGGACTGGTGGTCTTCAGCCCTTGGGCTTGAGGAACTGGCCTGAAGTTCAGGCGACCGGAGCAATAGGTAACCCGACGTTTGACGACTTGATCGAGACGCTTACGACGCTTCGCGCCCGCAACGTCCAGATCAGTCCTACCAAGACCTCTTGGTGGATGCACCCGAGCGTCCTCGGCTATCTGCAGAAGCACAAGACAGGTGTTGGGCAGTATGACTATGTCACCGACCTCACCCAGGCACCGCCCGACCGAATCCTCGGTTTGCCGGTTTACACGTCCTCACAGATCCCAACAGATCTAGGGACCGGAGCAGACACGTATGCAATCTGTGGAAATGGTGGAACCTACGCCATTGCACAGGGCGGCGGGATCGAGATTCTTGTCGATCCTTATACATTGTCCAAGCAGTTGAAGATTCAGCTCATTGCTGTGTTCGAGGTTGATGGTGGACCTCGTCGCATCGAAGAGTTCCAAGTCCTCAACGGCATCACTACCTAAGGAGGTTCGATTATGGCTTTGCAACGAGACCTCACCGATCATCTCAACGTTGTCAATCTGCTTTTGCCTGCCACGCATGGTATTGCAGATACATTGACGGCTGCGATTGATACCGATTTCATGCGAGATGGTATCCTGGCGATCCACTGCGGCGCTTATGGCGCAGGCGCAACGTTAGCAATCCAGCTTGAGACGTGCGACACGGCTAATGGCACTTATACCGATGTTATGTCGGCAGACCTGGCACTCACAGAATCCGCCAACGAAGACGACGTTTACTACTGCGCCGTCAAGGATATGGAGCGGTATGTGAAGTTCATGTACAACATTGCAGTAGATGGTGTCCTGTTTGGCGCGGTCCTTATCGGCTCGCGACGTCCTGAGAATCCTCCGAACTAGGAGCTGATCTGAATGGCATGGCCTACGGCTGTTGATGTACAAGCGCGAACTGACGTTACTCTGACGC